CGGTTGTTTCAAGCCGCAGACACTCGCCGCTTGTCTGCGTCCGCATTTGCCCCTGCGGTCGGGGGGGGGTAGGTGTGAGTTATTCCCCTTCCAGCTGCTTTACGCCCTGCTTCAGGATTTCAAGCGCGCAGTCTTTGCAGACCACAGTTTTTTCCTGATATGGGATTTGTAGCTCTACGTTGATTTGGTAGTCTTTCGTGCCGTCCATGAAATACCCGAATGTTTTGGTGATGCCGCTAAATACCTCGCTGCGTTCTATTTCCTCCCCGCATTTGTCGCAGGTGTAGGCGAGAGTGACTGTTTTCTGTATGCCCATCATTTCGCTCCTTTCGGGTAATGGCGCAGGCTGTTTGCTGCGTCCCCTTCTCTGATGGTGCCGAATTTTCCGATTAGGGCGTTTCTAGCACACCTCCAGACACCGATCTGTATAACCGGTTTTTTATCGTAGCTGTAGACGTCCCCATCGTAATCCGTCGCCACCCATTTATGGTCTGCGGGGATGCTGATGGTTTCGCCGAAGTATTCGACTTCCCGCATGGGGCGCGGTTTGAAGTTTTTGAGTTTCATGACTTCTTCTTTCATATCAAATGCCGCCTCCGTCCAGTTATCTTTCACAACTATCCATCTTTTCCAACTGGGAACAAGTGAATCAGAACCTTTGTAGTCTTTAACAAAGCGAATTTCCGGTTCTTTTTTTTTGTTCAGGAAAAAGTTCGTTCCACAGAATAGCAATAACCTTAGAATCACGCGCGGATTCTGAAATGGCGTGGGTAAGGAATGCGTCATAAGCCTGCTGTTTATTGTCGTATGCACGTATGGCATTTTTCTTAATATGACCAGCAACAAATTTAATTACGTTATGCGCAGCATCTTCGCTTTCATGCACATAAATGCTTGCTGCGAGTGCAAGCATCGCTACTGATTCAATCATCCATTCTTGGTCATGTGAACAGTAAGTAAGAGTGTTTCTCCAATCTTCACCTTCAAGCTCCACGTAATCATCTAAGTCCCAGAACGCCCCGATTTCCACATCCCACACGTTATTAATGAGGTGTGGTTTTTCTGCGTATGCCATCAGCCTGCCGTCTCTATCAACGGCTACCCAGTTGGCGTTGGAGTTGACGTGCAAAATGTTGCCGTAAAACATCACGGTCTTGTAGGGTGTTTTGAGTTTCATGTTTCCTCTCTTCAACCGTAGACGTAATGTCTACGGTTGGATTTTTTCAATGCGGTATTCGCGGCCTTCGTCCCCATCTTCGTATTCCCATTCGTCAGTAATGACGGCTTTGTGGGTGGGGGTAACGGTGAGGGTGGCGATGTAGATGCCTTCGTCTTTTTCCGGCCAGATGTTTTCCAGTGCTTCTTTGGCGATAGCCAGCGCTTCGGCTTCGCTCTCGCAGTAGTAGGTTTCTTCGATGTTCGGATCGTGGACGAGGTATTTGGCGTTTTTGGGGTCGGTCATGGGTGGCTCCTGGTTATTATTGTCTGGCATCGCATGGGCGATAACGTTCAAAGAATGGACGTAAGTCTTCTAATGGGATTTCATAATCAGACCACTTACTTTTATATTCACTAATATTGACTGTTGTCATATTGCTGATTATTTCTTGCGGGAATAAGAAACATTTTTTAATTACGTCTCCCGAATATCCGAATGCAACAATAAAATCGGCATATTTTTCTTGTTTCTTCACACTGAAACAATAACGCTGTTGCCGCGCATTTTTCCCAGCGTAATGAATGGTTGACGCTTTAATATCAATTTTTAAGCCGTATAACTCAAAGTCCCATTTGCTCTGGTAGCGAGCCTGATTCATATTGGTAGCTTCAGGAATAAGATTTGCAAAGTGTGCCTCTGATAAGGAAGCCAGTTTATCTTTTGAAGTACCGTATTTGCTTTTGTCACCAACAACAGGATGGTTATATTTCTTCAAATACCAGTACAATGTTTGCCATTTCATTCCTAATTCATCTGCCGCCACTTTTAAATTCTTATGTTTGTCATAAGCGGCTTTCATTTGCTCTACGGGAATATTCATAATTACTTCCTAAAACGGCACATCGTCGAAGTCGTCCTGCGCTGGCGGGTTGTATTGCGGCGCGTTGTTCTGTTGTGGCTGCTGATGGCCTTGCCCACCGCGTGAACTCTGGTCATCATGACCACGGTTGCCGTCGCCCCTGCTGTCGAGTAGTTGCACGCTGTCGGCAATGATTTCGGTGATGTATTTGTCCACGCCGTTGTTGTCCGTCCATTTGCGCGTTTGCAGCTTGCCCTCTACATAGAGTTTTGAGCCCTTGCGCGTGTACTGGCCGATGATTTCGGCGGTGCGGCGGTAGGCCACGACTCGGTGCCATTCGGTTTTTTCGCGTTTTTCGCCGGTGGTTTTATCCGTCCAGTTTTCCGAGGTGGCGATGGAGATGTTTGCCACCGGTTCGCCGTTGGGCATGTAGCGCACTTCGGGGTCGTTGCCGAGGTTGCCGAGGATGATTACGAGGTTTACGCCTGCCATTTATTGCTCCTGTGGTTTGATGCCTATCGCCCGCTCAAAGCCGTGGGCGAGGCAAAAGCTAATGAAGTCTTCCGCCAGTTCTCGTACTTCTTCCGCCATGCCCGGATAGGGTGTGCAGGGCAGTTCGTGGTTGTCGCGGATGTGGTGCGGTTCTCCTGCCTTTTCTTTGATTTCAAAGACGCGGTAGGTGAAGCGGGTCGCCCCAAAGGCGAGGCAGTAGATTTTCCATTGCACGCTCGCCAGGTATTTTTCGGCGTCAAAACTGGTCGTGGTTTTGTAGTCGGTGATTTCCAGCCCGTTCACTTTGTCAGCCTTGGCAACCAGTACGCTTTCGCCGTGCGAGGTTTGTACTGTGTACTCCACCTTGATTTCGTTCACGCCCTCCGTTGTCGGGATGTCGTCCACTTCTTCGGCAAGCCAGGTATGGCCGAGGTGGGTGTAGCAGGGGACGGTTTCTTCGTCCACGTCGCAATCCATGTCTGCGGCGCTGTTGCCAAAGCAGCCGGATACCACGGTGATTTCGTGTTCGCTGCCAAATTTTGCCCGCCGCTGCTCCGGCGGGGTTTCGAGGATTTCGTGCAGGGAGGTACCGCGCGTCATGGCCGGGGTGGCCGCCCGCTCGCCGCGCAGTTGGGCGGCGAGGGTGTCGTAGTCCAGCCATTCCACACCGCTCAGGTAGAGACGGTACGCTTCAAGCGTGGTGGCGCTGATGCGGGTGTTCATGCGACGCTCTCATCAGCCGTGGCGGTGTAGCCGCCTGCCGCCTTGTCGTATTGCAGGCCGAGACCGTCAGCGTGGCGCTTCAGCATCACCTTGATTTGTTTTTGGATGCCTTCGCTGGCGTCAATGTCCGTCACTTTGGCAACCAGTTCGTTCACCTGCGCGACGGTCTGCGCGGCTTCGATGTGGGCGCGCCAGTCGCTGATGAGGGCAACGGCTTTCGCCTGTGCTTCGCTTTGCTGGGTAATGGTGTCACGCGCTTGTCCGAGGACGTGGGCGAGGTATTCCGGGGCTTCGTCAAGATGCGGCACGGGGAGCGGCGGGAAGCCTGCGCTGTTTTTGCCAATCCAGCGCGGCGTCGGTGAGAAGTCAAGGATGCGCATGGCTTTGCCCTGTCCCTGTTCCATGTAGTAGTAGCCGACAAAATCTGCCATTTTCATGATTTCGTCGTAGCTGCCGCCAACGATGTCCGGGCGGATGTAGGTGCTGTCGTTTTCGGTTTTCTCTTTGCCGTGGGCAATCATGACGATGTCGCAGCCAGCGCTTTTCAGACGGCGCACCCAGCCGGTAAATTCTGCTTTCAGCATGCCGAAGCCTTGCAGTGAGAGGCCGCCCGTGGCTTTGTTGCGCATTTTGTCGCTGCGGGCAAGGAGGTTTTCGCCGAGGCGGTCAAGGCAGGCGCCGAGAGTGTCGATGATGACGGTGCGGTAGGCAGTAAGTTCTTTCGGGTCGATATTGGCTACTTCGCTCCAGCTTTTTACCGGGACGTAGTCCTTGCGGTAGCCGCTGCGGTGCGCACCGCTGTCAAAGTCCAGCAGCAACGGCGAGGCGGCGGTAAAAGCAAGCGAGGTTTTGCCGATGCCGGGCTGGCCGTAGATGAGGGTAATCAGCGTGCCGACTTCTACCGGATCGGCGGCGGTTTTGATGTTTAGTGCCATGTGGTGTTCTCCGTTTCTTTGTCACGCTTAAGGGATTCTTCGATGATTTCAATCAGGGTGCGGCTCTTTGCCAGCATCATCATTTCGCCGCCGATGGCTTCTTGTTCTTCAATCAGCCATTGCAGGGCGATGATGGCGTTCTGCCGGGTCTCAAGGCCACGCCGGGTTTCCGGCGCGCCTTCAAAAATGTGGTCGTGGTTCATGCTTTCTTCCTTTCTTCAATAAGCTGGTCAATGGCAGCTTCAATTTGGTCTCTCCGTCTGGTGAGTACCTGGTATTCATCTATTCCGCGTGGTTTGTAAGCGGCGCGGACGCCCAAATTCCCGGTGCTGTTTCCGATGTGTATCCATACTTTCTCCCCATATTGGGAGATTTCCACCCGCGCAAAGTAGGCGCTGACCGTGACGTTGATGTTTTCCGGGAGGTACACCCCGCCGAGTTTTTCGGTGAGGCGACAGGCGAGTTGCGCGTGTTCGGTTTCAAAGAGACTGGTCATGCCGCCCGCTCCTGTTCGAGATTGAAAATGTGTTGCACGGTGGCAATCAGGGCTTTGTCGTCGCCGCTTTCCAGCAGTTTTTGGTCAGGGACGTCGCCGCCGCCGTACTCAACGTGGCAGGTCAGTACGCCGGTGATGTTATGGATAAAGATTTGTATCCAGACCTCCCCGCGCCGAATATTGACGTGGGCGGTGTTTTCCCAGTATGAGAGTTCCAACCGCTCTGCTATTGGCTCCAGCCATTCGGCAACATAGCGGGCAAGGGTGGCTTGTGGTGTGTGTAACTTGTTCATTTGTGGCTCTCCCAAAAGTTTTTACAGGCGGTGATTTCGTTTTCACCGAGGTCAGGGCGCGCGCATTGTTCGCGCACCCATTCGCGGTGTGATTCGGTGCGGACGACGGCGGGCGGGTTATCTTCGCCACCGGGTACGATGGCGACGGTTATCAGCAGCGCGCCAGCGAGGATGTCTTCCATCAGGGCGTTCATGCGGCCTCCCGGTCTTCAGCGCGGGCGATCAGCCATTCGCTGTAGGCTTCGTCCGCTTCTTTTTGCAGGTCGCGGTAGGGGATGTAGGCATCAAGCATGTCGGCAAGAATTCCCGCCCAGTCGCTTTCGTAGTAGTCCCCGAAGTCTTCGCGGTCGAGTTCGCGGCCTTCGTCGTTCAGGATGATGACGATGCTTCCTTCAGCTTTGACGGTTAGGGTTTCGCTGGTCTCTTCCGTGTACTCGGCAGGCTCCCAGTAGGTCGCTTGACGTAGCAGCTTTTGGCCGTACCAGCGGCAGACTTCGATGCTTCCGTCTTGGTACAAGCCGACTTCGTAGGTGTCGTCCAGTTGCTTTGCCAGTTCGTGCAGGTTCATGTTCTTGGCTCCATCGTGTTCGTTTCGATGGGTGCATTTTAGGAAAACCTAAAGATGAAGGCAAGGGAAATTTTAGGAAAACTTAAAGTATTTTAACAAGCGACTGTTTATGAAATAGAAAAATCTTTAACCTCTGTTAAAAGCGGTATAGCTTGGCGCGCACAGACAACAAAAAACCGCCTCATGGGCGGCGGTCAAATCATCATCAAATCTTGCAAACCTGCGCGGTTGCGGGTTTGGTGCGGGGGTTACGGGATGCGGGGTTGGGTAGTGGTCAAATCTTCGGACAAGAAAAGCCCGCACGGGGCGGGGTTTGTGGGGATTCTATATTATGCAGTTTGCGCCAAGGCTTCCTGCCTGCGCACATGGATAGCTTCGGCAATGCTCTTCTGTACTTCACGGCTGCCACCTGCAAGGCGCAGTTTTCGCACCAGTGCCTCATAGCCGTAAAACATGACCAGTACCCCGATGCTCTCATCAGCAAACGATTTGGACAGGTACTCTACCCCATCAAGGGCAACCGTCACGGTAGCCACGTTGCTGTCTTGCAACAAGGCGGCGATAGCGTCGCGGTATTCCCGTGCCGCTTCGCGCGAAGAAAGGCTGCCTGCCGGGAAGCGTATCGTATTATTCATACCTGAATCCCCCACTTATAATTTCAAGAATCTGATTTACATCGCTATTTTCAGCATCTCCCGCTGTCTTGCCAAGGCCGTCAAGGTAAAGGCGGCATGAGATTATAACACCAGGCCACGTCCAGACAGCTTGTTGCACAGAATCTTCATGTCCGGTTCTGTCAATACTGTACACCGTATCGCCAGAAGCGATTTCCAGCTCACCATGATGATTCTTCACCAGCTTGACCAGTTCCGCCAGCCCAAAACCCTGATGGTGGTTCTCTTCACGGTGCCGCGCGCTATTTCCCATGGGATTGCCGATAAAATCATCCGGCAACGACTGGATAAAATCATCGTGTTTCATCCGCTTTTGCTTTTCTTTGACAGAAGAATTGCCTTCCTGCAAACACCAATGAATTGCGGCTGTATGTGATTCTGCATCAATTCCTGCATTTTGCAGCACAGAAAGGAACCCGCCGCCCAGGTCGGCAACGGCAAATTCAATGCTTTTTCTCTTGCCATAGTATTGTGCCATGGAAAATCCGGTAGATTTCCCGTGTGACCAAACATTGTCATGCAATTCACCAATCACATGATTGAGTGCGGTTTTGCTGGCAGGCGGTATATCGTGGGGCAGATTACTGTTAATGCAGGATTTGAGCTGGTTATTTGCCGCATTGACAGCACAAGGGGTTTCCAGTTTGGCCAGAGTAGCATAGCGGTTCCCCTTATTTGGTCTCTGCCAGTTGTCCGTCATGCCCCATAATTTTTCATAAACACCGATGGTGCGCAGATAGCTTTCCGCATCGCTTTCGATACTGGAAATAAAATCTTTTTCATAATGGTGTTTTTCCACTACGGCAGACAGCAAAACAATATCGGCAGGCGCAAAGAATCCGCGTGCGCCATATCCTCCTTGTATCTGGTATTCATGGCATTGCCGGAGTTGCACATCTAAATTCATATTCTATTTCCTTGTTTTTGCACCTTAATTTGCGAACTCTCTACACCGTACCGCGTAAACAGAGGGAATAGTTGTAGCAAGCGCTAAAGCCAATATTGTTCTCATATTTTTCTCCTTATCTTAACATTACTGCATACCAGAAAACTTTGCCGATAATATGAATATCGGTCATGGCTTCTGGTGGCACGATTTCTTCTGGATATTCTTCCTTGTTATAGCTCACTATTCTTAATCCTCCCTGCGGCGTGTGGTAAAGCAATTTTACGCGCAACATATCGTTTTGGCGGAAGGCATATATTTTTCCGCTTTTGATTGTTGTATCTCCTCTATCGATACCAATAGTTGCGCCATCCGCAATAGTTGGTTCCATGCTGGTACCCTGGACAGTGGCAGTTACAACCATTTCCGGGGTTACGCCAAAATTTTTTAGGGAACGTTTTGAAAAACGTAATTTTCTTCTGGTGTATTCATAAGCGGGGGCTATTTCGCCTACCCCTGCGGCAAGCCCTATATCCTTGAAAAATTCCGCTTCGATTTCGTCATCATCTAGCGGCGTATCGTCATCCCAAACGTCAAACCCATCTCCAAGTTCTACTTCATCTTTCTCGCCATATAGCAGGTAATTAACGGATACCCGCAAGACGCTGGCGAGTTTCGCGGCGTTATCAGCCTTTAAGGCGTGGTTGTCGCTCTCCCAGTTGGAGATGGTGACGTTGCTGACGCCTACGGCTTTTGCCAAAGCAACTTGGCTTAATCCGATTTTTTCGCGTGCTTGGCGGATTCTGGCTCCGGTTGTGTTCATGGTGTGCGCTCCTGTTTAAGAAATCTTAAATCGGCTTGCACAAAGTTATCCTAAACTTTATACTTTAGGAAATCCTAAAGGTAGAAAAACAGGTAAACCATGAAAAAAGCAGATGCAATCAAGCACTTCGGCACGCGCATCAGAATTGCAGAGGTGTTGGGGATTAGCCCGGCATCTATTAGCGGATGGGGCGAATTGGTGCCAGAGAAGAACGCAGCACGTTTGGCGGCTGCGTCTGATGGTGCGCTGGTGTATGAGCCCCGCGTTTATGACGCCTATCGCTCACGCAAGCCCGCTATCCCCGAACCCGCAGAAGCGGAGGCCTGACCGTGGGCGCAAAGGAAGAAAGCAGGCTGCTGCTGCGTTTGCCGCCCGCGCTCAAGGCAGGGCTGAAAGCGCAGGCGGAAAGAAATCGACGCTCGCTCAACAGCGAGATTGTCGTGATGTTGTCGCAATCCCTTTGTGAACAGGGGGCGATTTTTGAAACCGGAGAAGAGAAATGAACTTACTGGAACCTATCGACGCCCGCGATTTTGCGGAAATCAAACGCGAAAACAACGGAAAAGAAGTGATTGCCGCCTTGAATATTATCAAGGCAGCGCATCGGGAAGGGCTGAATTTGGGCGCGCTTATCCGCAATCTTTCGACACTTGGAACAGGTAACGGGGCGCCTTTTGGGGTTTATCCGTTCAAGGATTGATTGTGCTGCCGTTCCAAATCCTGAATCAGGTTGAACATGCCTTTTACAGCCTGAACGTACTCATCCCGCTCATAAGTAACCGAGCTTGGCAGTTCCCTTCTGGTAAAGGCGAGGTAATGCTCTTCGCCGATGGCGGCTTTGTTGATTCTGAATTCTGCCATGGCAACGGCCAGCTTCATTTTTTCTTCAAAGTTCATACCGAGCTTCCTTGGTTTGAGGATGGTATCAGCATGATAGCAGAAAAGGCAACGGGGCGTTGCAAGCAAAAAAAATGCCGCCTGGAAACTGGGCGGCAAGTACATGTAAGGAGGTTTAATTATGAATGACGAACAAGAGAAATTCAAGCACCTGCGCAGTTTCGCGGAGGAATTGCCGCCGCGAGGCAGTAGGTTTGTGGCTTTGGGGAGCCAAAGAATTGACGGGGCGCAGTTGTTCTCCCTTAGCCCAAACGGAGACATCTGCGGCGCATCGGGAGAACCGTGGGCACCATCACAAACTGATGACGATGTGCGCGCTGTCTTTGACGATTTGGGCTACAGCCACTGGATTGCCCTGCCGGATGATTTCAGATTTTGGGGGGAAGCATGACCCAAAGCGAACACGCGCGCGTGACCGGCTGGATACGCGCCAAGCACAAGGAGACGGGCAAATACCCGTCGCATGAAGAGATTTTACTGCGGATGCTGCAAGAGGCGCAGGAAGTCACTTATTTGGACGCGGTGGAGTACGGCCTCGGCTCCACGTTCAGGAGCCGCCTCAGCGACCTGAGAAAGTCGCACAGCATCATCAGTTATGACAAGAGCGTGCCGACCCGCTACGGCACGAAGGCAACGGTTAAGGCGCATAGGTTGGGGTCTCCTCAATCCCTTTGGGACAGGGACGTTTCTTCTAGCGACGGGCGGGATGGATGTTACTGCAAATCAGCGGGAGGTGTACATGAACAGTTGGCGTGATTTCTGGACGGCAACCCCGGCAAGGGTGCTGGTTTATCACTTCGTGCTGTTGCCGTTGGTGATAGTGCTGTACTTGCCGGTTTTCGTTTTGAGTAAAGGTCTGCAACGGGTAACACAGGCGGTGTGGATGCTATGCCGTGATGTCTTCGAATGCGTCGCAGAGCTTGCCGAACACTGGTGCGTCAGCTACCGCGTGGCGATGAAGCAGGCAGAGGGAGGCACACGATGAGCATGATGTTGATGGTGCAGGCGCTGAAAGCCAAAGGAGGCGGCATGAGCTGGCTGTATGACGAGGCGCCGCCGCGTGGGCGGTTTGTCGCGCTGTATGACGACGGCAGCGGCGCGGCGTTGTTCGTCTGGGGCGACGACGGGCATTTGTTGGACGCCGATGGCGACGACCACGGCGTGATGGATAGGGAGGAGTTGGATGATTGGCTGTATGAGACCGGTCATTGGTGCTGGACAGCGTTGCCGGAGGGGTATGCCGTGGGTTTTGGGATAACGACTGCGGCGCGGGATACGCGCTGGCGCTTTGCGGAGATGCCGACACGTGGCACGCGCTTTGTCGCGCTACGCAAGGGCGGGTGCGGGGCGGAGGTGTTTTTCCGCACGCCGCTGGGTGCGGTGATGGACGCCGAGGGCGACGAGCGCCTACCCGCGTGGGCGACCGATGCCGCGCTGGTGTCGTGGTTTGTGGATGCGGGGTTTGCTTTCTGGCTGCCCCTGCCGGATGGGATGGAGCTGTTTTATGAGGTGCAGTCATGAGCCGTATTGCTACTGATTGGGCTTGGTCGCAAGCCATCAAACCAGCCACGCACAAGCTGATTCTGCTTTCTATGGCCGACAGGGCCGATGAGCATCATTGTTGTTATCCCAGCATCGCCCGCCTGGAACGGGATACCGGGCTGGATCGGAAAACGATTCAAAAGGGCGTCGCCGCCATGATTGAAAGCGGGCTGATCACCGACACCGGCAAACGTGCCGGGGCGACGAATCAGGTGCGTGTTTTGCGCCTGAATATCGGCGAGGAAGCAGTCCAAAAACGGGACGCTTTCAAGGCGGTAAACAAGCCCAAAAACGGGAACGTTACCGAAAGCGGGAACGTTCCCAAAAACGGGATGGGTAACGATCCCAATTTTGGGATGGGTAACGATCCCAAAAACGGGATACAGAACCAGTCATTGAACCACCCAATGAACCATATACCCCCTTCGGGGGATAGTGCGTGCGCGCACACGACCCCGCCGCCATCCCCTGAGCCAAAACCGGCAAAAGCGAAAAAGCCGAGGCAGGAGGAGCCAACCCGCATCCCGGAGGATTTCGCGCCGAGTGAATCAAGCTGCGCATGGTTTGCCAGCAAGGGCTACGCCTTTGACCGCGACGAGGAGACGGAGAAGTTCTGCGACTACTGGCGGGAATCCAAGCGAGATAACGCCTGGAAGATGGATTGGCAGGCGGCGTGGAAGAACTGGATGCGCAGAACGCACGAAGGTTTTGCCACGATGCCAGCGCGCAGGCAGCCACCGCAGCCGTTCGCGGGGCAAGGTTGCACGTTTGACCAGCAGGGGCGCGAGGTCGTGCCGGGCGCTGGTGTGCCGATGGCAAGCGGATTTGGTGGCACCACGATGCCGCCGCAACGGACGAGCAAGATGGCGCAGGGAATTTCCCTGCTGGAAGAACTGAAAGATGAAATTAGACGTGGAGAGGTTTGATATGAAAGCAGAAATGTCTGTCAGCGTGAAAGAAGAAATCGCGTTTGGGCTGCAAAAATTGCTGGCGCTGCAACTGGAGCGCTCGCCTGCGGCGGAGATGCTGAAGGAGGTGGGTCGCGTGTGGATTGAGGCCATCGGCTACGAGCGCTGCTTTGCCGACGATGATGCGCCGCGTTTCCGCGAGGCGTTTGTGCGGCTGGCGGCACGTCGCAAGATCCGGCCCGCGGCC